TTATTAGCAGTTGAATTTGCAAAGTGGCTAATCGTAGCCGTACCTTGTCCTTGCGAACTAGCATAAATGCTGTAGTAATTTGATGTTCCAGAACCATCTGTAGCCACCAAATTCATTGTCACAATAGCTGATGGCGTGCTTGGTCTAGTTGGGCTAGTTCCTGCACTTGCAGCTTTAATTGTGCAAAGTGTATTTGTTGCCCTCCAAATTATCTCAATATAGTCATTTGCAACTAAATTGATAAAGAAATTCATAGAAGCAATCACATGATATGGGTCTGTTGAGTTTTTTCTTGGGGCTAGACCAAATATGCTATTTGACGCTGGTACATCTGTGCCATTTTTTCTGAACCAAATTTCTACATCTTCTGTGCTATTAGCTAAATTGCTAAGTTGGAAAGAAAATTGAATGTTATACAGTCCAGAATTACTTACAGTTAACTTAGAACCACTACTAATAGTAATACCATTTGTGTAGTCAGTAGTATTAAAAGTTATTGGATATGCAGTAGTTGTACTACTTGCAGATTGGCTTGTAGAGTCTTGAAAAGCACCATAAGGTGCAGAATCAGAGTAAGCAGCACTAGATATAGGAACAAACAGAATTACGCTATCTGGGCCAATCCTTCTATCTATCAAAGTGGTAGATGTAGCACCACCAGTAGCTAAAGTCAAAGTGCCTGTGTTGTTGGTCTTGCCATCCATGATGCCACGGACAACCTCTGCTACAGCCCTCTGGTCACCACCAAAAGCAGGTAGGCTTCTAAACATCAGCGCACTCCTTGAGGCGTAATATCTACATCTACAGCTACAGCAGTCTTCCAGTTAGAACCAGTTGGAACTAAATTCAGTCTGTGATAACGTCCAGAACTACGCAAAGAAACACGATTTTCTGAGTCGGCAGCCGTAGAAGTTCCATAGGTAACAGATTGGTTTAGCAACTGTCTAGAAGCTACAGAAATAGACCCTGAACCATTGTCAACAATAGGACGAGCCAAAGTAACAATTGAGTTAGAGCCTACATCAATATCGCCAGTAGCAATATTCCCTGTAAGGTTTGAACCTGTAAATGAATAAACCTTAGTGCCGTAAGTCCCACCTAAGAAATACTTACCACCAATAAACAACAAAGAATCTAAACTAACTGTTAGAGCATCTATGCTTGAAGATACGCTATCTAATTCTTCCAATGTCAATGCACCAGATGATGCTTCACCAAGATAGTCGGTATTAGCATCTCCATAAGTCCATTTCTTAGTTTGGAAGTTATAAATCATTAGTTTACGATTAGCGTCAACTGATTTGTAATTCCAAATTACTAATTTACGAACAGGGTCAATTGCAGCAGACATGGTTTTGTAGTCTGCTTCACTAGCATCTGTTAGGAAGAATCTGTCAACCTTTTCAGCACCAATTGGAATAACTTGCTGACCATCGCACATATAGAAGCCATCGTCAGACAAGAAGAACGTGATGCCTTGGTACTGAGCAATTGAGCCAGCTACCATGCAACCTTTTCCACGAGATATATTGTCAAACTGGAAAATAAAAGGTGTACCAACATATGTCATGCGATGAATTGAACGCTCAAGTAGAACAAGTCCAAATTCACCACCACGGATTCCCATAATCTGACCACCATCAGGAATATCCTGATAATCAGACTGTGTGTTTACGTTTTCTGTCCAGTCTGTTTCATCATTGATAGCAGACCAACGAACACGATATTGTTGTTGAACAGATGATTCGTAAGTGTTAGCCACAACTACGAAATCACGCACTACAGTAATGTACTTAGCAATAGGCGCATTAGCTGCAACATCTGTAAAAGTGCTAGAACTACCAAGCACCCATGACTTTAGTTTGTCAGCGTTATTGCAAATAATGACATTTTTACCAAACTGAGTAAACCTTACTCGGTCATTTGAGCCTGTTGTTAAGCCACTATTTACTTGCGTAAGTGTTCCGTAACCACCAACTGTATAAATCTTAGACAAACCAGCAGTAAATAATGCTGTATTTCCATCTGGTGATTTAGCTGCATATAAAGAAGTTAAATTCTCAGAAGCAGCATTTGATAAAGCAACAGGTGTAGGAAATGGGCCATAACCAATAGCTTGAGATACTACATTTTTAGCATCAGTCAATGCACCAGAAATACCTGATTGGTCAGGCATCCATTCGCCAAATGTTACCCTTGTCGTAGCCATGTGTTACTTCCTTGTGACTGTGTAGTCCATGTATTGTCGTTAGCAGATACTGGAGTCCATGTATTTGAATCACCTGTTACAACAGTCCAATTATCACCAAGTATGTGAGCATCAGCGGTTACTGTTGCAGAACAAGATATAGATGCTTGACTTGAATACTTTATAGATGCTTCAGCAGATACATAAGTAGCACATGAAATATTTGCTATACCTTCAGCAACTAATCCACCACTTGCAGTAAATACTGTATTTGTAGTAATTGAAGCATTGCCAGTTTGAATTACTTGAGCATTAGCAGAAGCACTAGCAGAAGCACTAAAACTTGCAGACGCAGTATAAGTAATTGAAGCATTAGCTGTTACTGTTGCTGTGCAATTTACAGATGCTTCTCCACCAAATATTTTTGTAGCATTAGCAGTAACAGTAGCATTAGCAGTTATAGAACCAACACCATCCCATAAGGTAGCCGTATTCCAGACTGTTGAGTCTAGACTAAACTGTAGTGCATCAATGCTTGTATTAAAAGCATCTATTCCATCTAAAGACCAAGGCCCTGTTACATTTTTCTGTGTAGTAGAGTTCCAATCAGACGAGTCTAAACTTAGCGCAAGGCTATCCAATGACCCAAATTGGTCAAGTTGCTCAAGCGTAAGATTGACAGTTGCCATCTTATGCCAATGTTACCGACAAAGAGCCAGAAGCAATGCGGAAAATATCGCCAGAAGCAATAGTTTTAGAAGCATCTAGTGGAGTGTGATACAACAAGTTTCCAGCCGTAGAAGCATCACGCAATCCAATGTGAGTGATTGTTCCCCATGAACTTCCAGCTTGAGGAAACTCAACTGCGGCAGAACTTGTTGAAGTTCCATTAGAGGGCGCACCAAATGTCACAGACTGACGAGCATAAGAAGTGCCTGAAACCTCAGTACCAGTATCTGCATCAGTTGGGTCAGAAGTGTACAAAGCAACATAAATAGTTGTTGGTGCTGTGTAAGTAGTGGCTCGCAATGTGCCATTAATCAGCGCATTTTCCAAGTAGTTTGACATTTCAGCCATGATTTCACCTTGATGTTAATTTGATTGACAGGGGTACACCAGAGTATTGAGTGCTTTCATCAGACTTGGTGAGTGATGCAATTGCTCTATCGTACATAGTTCCCCATGTATTGACACGAGCATCGTTCATTAAGTATGGCTCTGCCTCAATCAATGACGCATACAGTAGCGCATCTGGTGCAGTAGTCAAGAATGTGTTAGTCGTATTACTGCTAGACAAATATGCTGGCGCAGAATAGTAAAGAAGTTTCAGCGTATAGACAGCATCAGGACTTGGTGCTAACTGAAACTCATTAGCCAAGATTGTGTAAGAACGAGGAACTCCAACTTCTGAAGTTCTTGGGTCATTAGACAATGTAGATGGGCTAGAGTAACTCATTGGTGTAATGGGGTTAGTCATCACAACAAAGTCACGAATTTCTAAGAAGTCGCTAGGAACTTCTACAGTCGAATCACCAGATACTGTGCTAGTCGTTACTGACTTGAGCATCTGACGAATACGCAATTCTCTGCGGAGTCGATTCTCAGCAAAGGTAATGAAATCTGGAATCTGGCTTGTCAAGTCAGACCTAGCCAAATAGTTGGCAATTGAAGTCTGTAAGTCAGAGTAAGTAGAGAAACTCATACAACTCCTGTTCGAGTTCTAAAAACTCTGTTATCACGCTCGTTTAACCAAGCCTTAAAACGCTTTTCATCAAGCACAGCAAAGCCACGCATGATGCCCTGTTTATTCAATTCATCAATCACAGTCATTGGAATCGATGCAATCTTATTGCCAAACAAATGGTCAGACCATCTTGCTCGCTCATCAAAGGAGTTATATTCCTTTTGATTCTGCTCAAGAATAGCCGTAATGTCTTGTTTAGTCTCAATAATAATTCCACCATCACCATCTTTGTGAACGGCAGTATC